GCTATTCCTGCAAACCCAGCTACCTGCACGGATGGTAGTGGACTTAAACAGATATATGAACGCACGCCATAATAAGGGTGCAGAATCATTCGCAGATAAGCTCGTAGGGCAAATAAGCCATGGCGAGCAGCTCAAGATGGATCAAGAAGATCCCTTGGTACAACCTTTTGTACAGACTGTTGCAAATTTATCACAGTCATACCTAGGGCAGTTTAGTCGGATGATAGGGGTAGAACCCTTAAAGCGTATACCGAATGTACACAGCCTATGGTCAGTACACTCCTATGAACGAGATTATAACCCTGTACACGATCATGGGGTTGATACGATAATGGGTATATCTTTTACCACATGGACAAAGATACCCAAACAAATAGCCGATGGTGAGGAGTATAAGGCATCAGCTTTATATAACTCTAGCGGATTAGCGGATGGATATTTGCAATTCCACTTCGGACAGACAGGAATAAGGGGTTTGGAAGAGCTGAGACCACCCTTTTCTAAGACGGTAAAGCCAGAGGTTGGAAAACTATATATGTTTCCATCATGGTGTCAGCACTGCGTTTATCCCTTTGAGGGTGACGGAGAGAGGCGTACAGTAGCAGGAAACCTCAACATGGTTCCTTATGCGGACAGTTGAAGAAGATATTATTTCATGGGCTGTAGACCATATAGAGAAAAAAGGGGATAAGTTTCCTATATGTCCTTATGCCAAACAAGCCAGACTTAACAAACAGGTCAAGATCGTCATTGTGGATAAGAGCGATGACTTCTTAGAACAGGTTTGCAATGAGACAGGGGTTTTATTTCAACAAGGCTTAAAATTGATTATTCTGGCGTGTTCTGACATGAAGATAACTGCCGATGACCTAAACAACTATATTCATGCTCTAAACCACGTTTATGTGCCTTTAAACACATATCTGATGGCATCCTACCCTGAAGATGACAATGAACCCTTTATGGAGGGTGATTGGGAGCCAGACAACGAATTCTTTATGGTACTTATCCAGCCATTTAGTGAACTAGAAGAAGCATCAGCTCATCTAGAAAGTATTGGATATTATAACAACTGGAGTCAGGAATACTACACTGACACCGTAGAACTGAGACGATCCTATAGGAGGTTATATGGCAAGAGGAATGAAAAAGCGTTCAAAAAAGAAAATGAACAAAAAAACAACTAAAAAAAAGACCAATAAGAAGAAAAAAGGTCTATTAATTGTGATGGAGTAATTATGGCTAAAAAAGGACTATATTATAATATAAATCAAAGAAAAAAGAAGGGCATCAGCCGTTCTAAGAAGAAATCTACCATATCGCCTAGTGCTTATGCGAATATGAAAGCTGGATTTCCTAAAAAGAAGAAGAAAAAGAAGAATACGTAATGCCTGCAAGTAAATACAGCAAAAAACAGAAGAAATTAGCTGCCATTGCAGAGCCAAGGGACAAAATTACAGCCGCAGATTTCAAAAAGTTGAAAAATACTAAGAAATTGCAGTCCAACAAACGTAAATTTATGGTCTAATGGCTGTAAATTACCGAGGTGAACGCTTTTCTGGCTACAACAAGCCTAAAAGAACACCCAACAAGAATAAAAAGTTTGCTGTCCTTGCAAAACAAGGCAAAGAAGTCAAACTGATACGCTACGGTGATCCCAAGTTATCCATAAAGAAAGCTCAACCCAAGAGACGTAAGTCATTTAGGGCTAGGCATAAGTGTGATACAGCACCGCCAAGTAAATTAACCGCAAGATATTGGTCTTGCAAGAACTGGTAATATGAATCAAAAAGAACTCATAAAAATTGTTAAACGATTACAGAAGCAATCCAGATTAAGACAGCCTCGTAGAAAGAACGTATACTACGATCAAAAAGGTAAACTCGGTAGAGGCGTTGAAAAAAAATATTCAACTGCATCAATCGGTGATATAATGAAAAAAATATACGGTAAAAGGAGTACAACATGAAACAACTAAACAAATTAGTAGAATGGTTACAAAGTTATCAAATGTGGTCTAAAAAAGACTACATCATAGCTGGTGTAGGCGTTATTATTATCTTATCAGTATTGGTATCGTTATTTTAAATGCCAGCAGGGGGAAAAAGACCAGGAGCAGGTAGACCTAGAGGTGTCACCGCAGGAACAAAGCACGAAAGACTAGAAAAGATGTTGGGTAAAGGCACCAAAACACCTTTACAGTATATGTTAAACATATTGAACGACAAAAAAACATCTCCAGAAAAAAAGATGTGGGCTGCTGAGAAAGCTGCACCATTTGTACACCCACGGTTATCTTCTGTAGATCAAAAACTACAAGGTGACAAAGACGAGCCTGTAGAAATAGAAGTTAAATGGAAAGAATAGTTTGAAGATTGAAATACCTTACAAACCACGACCCTTACAAAAAGAATTACACAATAAATTAAAACGCTTTAATGTTATTTGCTGTCATCGTAGGTTTGGCAAGACTGTTTTTGCAATTAATCACTTAATTAAAACAGCACTTGATAAACCCAATCAACGGTTAGCATACATTGCACCGACATACCGACAAGGTAAGAACGTGGCGTTTGACTACCTTAAAGAATACACACAACCTCTTATGAAACTAGGAGGCAGTCGGCACGAAACAGAACTTAAAGTTGATCTGTGGAACGGTTCACGATTACAAATATTTGGTGCTGACAATCCAGATGCACTAAGGGGATTAGGATTTGATGGCGTGGTGTTAGATGAGTTTGCACTCATGTCACCTCGTACATGGACAGAGGTAGTAAGACCTGCTGTATCAGACAAACTAGGCTATGTGATCTTTATAGGAACACCTATGGGTCACAATCAGTTCTGGGATGTATACGACCTTGCAAGACGCAGAGGTGGTAATTGGAAAGCAGTATTATATAGAGCATCAGAAACAGGAGTGATTGATGCTGATGAATTGGAAGAGGCACGGTATACGATGCCTGAAGACCAATACGAACAAGAGTTTGAATGTAGTTTCCAAGCTGCTGTATCAGGTGCTTATTACGGTAAGCAGATACAGAAAGCTGAGAAAGAGAATCGAATAGCAGATGTCGAATACGATCAAAACATAGACGTAGAAACATGGTGGGATTTAGGGATCGGAGATTCAACTGCCATTTGGTTTGCTCAACGAGCTGGAAACGAAGTGCATTTAATTGACTATTATGAAACGTCTGGTGAATCTTTAGCACATTACGCAAATGTGTTAGAAGAGAAAGCATACAATTATGGTAGACACATCGCACCGCATGATATTGTGGCTCGTGAACTAGGAACTGGTAAATCCAGATTAGAAGTTGCACAAGAATTAGGCATTAGTTTTGACGTATGTCCTAAACTAGAAATACAACATGGTATTGAGTCGGTGCGAAATACGTTAGATCAATGTTGGTTTGACAAAAATAAATGTAAAGTGGGTATTGAATGTTTGCGACAATACCGTAAAGATTATGATGATAAAATGCAGACATTTAAAAATAAACCATTACATGATTGGTCATCACACGGAGCTGACGCATTTCGATACGGATGTGCAATAGATCCAGGTACAGCTAGTCAATGGACAACAGAAATAAATATTGATACAAGGTATATAGTATAATGGCAAAAGGAAAACCTTTAACAGAAACAGAAGTTGCAGCGATACTGCAATCAGAAATACATTCGTCTTTAGGATATATCGGTTCTGATATTACAAATCAAAGACAAAAATCATTAGAGTATTACTTTGGTGAACCGTTTGGAAACGAACAAGAAGGCAGATCACAAGTTGTATCTACAGATGTTAGTGATGTTATTGAGTCTATCTTACCAACATTACTGAGAACATTTGCAGCTAGTGACGATGTAGTGCGTTGCGATCCAGTCTCAGCAGAAGATGAAGAGGTTGCAAAACAAGCTACTGATTATTTAAACTACGTCTTTAACAAAGATAACGATGGTTTTGTTGCACTATACACGTTGTTTAAAGATGCACTAATACAAAAAAATGGTATTGCAAAAGTATACTGGGATACATCTGAAAAAAGAGAACAAGAAACTTACGAAAAGTTAAGTGACGATGAGTACACTATGTTGCTTGACGAAGAAGACATAGAAGTTAAAGAACACTCAGAGTATGCTGACCAAAAAGCTATTGATGCAAAACAAACCATGATGGAACAGACGAATGATCCCATGATGATGCAACAATTAGAAGATGCACCAACACCAATGTTGCATGATGTCGTTCTCATAAGAAAAGAAACATACGGTAAAGTAAAAATAGAAACGATACCACCAGAAGAATTCTTAATAGAACGCAGAGCTAAAAATTTACAAGAAGCAAACTTTCTTGCACACCGTACTACACAAACAAGAAGTGATTTAATTGAAGCTGGGTTTGATGCAGACACTGTAAACGCATTGCCAACAGACACTGCCGACAAATACAACGAAGAAAAAGTTTCTCGTTACCGTAATCTAGATTATGATTTTTCTAGTAACTCAGGTGAAGCATCAACAGATGAAATTACTGTGTATGAGTGCTATGCTAAAATAGATGCAGAAGGTGATGGCATTGCAAAATTAAGAAAGATAACACTAGCAGGTACAGGTGCTTATCAAGTATTAGATGATGAGTTATGCGATAGCATACCATTTGTTTCTATTACACCGATCATGGTTCCTCACAGGTTCTTTGGTAGATCAGTTTCTGAAATGACTGAGGATTTACAATTAATTAAATCCACAGTGATGAGACAGTTGTTAGATAATATGTATCTAACAAACAACAACAGAGTTGCAGTGATGGATGGTCAAGTTAATCTTGATGACTTGTTGACTAACAGACCAGGTGGCGTTGTAAGAACAAAAGGTTCGCCAGGTCAAGTTATGATGCCGATGCAAACACAAACTATTAACCAACAAGCATTTCCTTTACTTGAATATTTAGACACTGTTAGAGAACAACGTACAGGTATCACACGTTACTCACAAGGTATGGATGCTGACTCACTCAACAAAACAGCAACTGGTGTTAATGTTATTTTAACACAAGCACAAATGAGAGTTGAGTTGATTGCACGTATCTTTGCAGAAACTGGTGTGAAAGATATGTTTGGTAAAATATTTGAATTGGTTGTCAAACACCAAGACAAAGAACGTATTATAAAAATTAGAAATACATTTGTTCCTTTCAGACCTATGGAATGGAGAAACAGATGCAATGTGTCAATTAATGTAGGGTTAGGTACAGGATCAAGAGATCAACAACTATCTATACTAAACAACATACTGCAAACACAATTAAAAGCATTAGAGCTACAGGGTACACCTGCTGGTCCAATGGTTAATTTAAGAAATATTTACAACACGCTTTCTAAAATAGTAGAAAACGCTGGGTTAAAAAATACTGGTTTATTCTTTACAGATCCAGATGTGGGTATGCAACAAATGCCACCGCCACAACCTCCTCAACCTACAGAGTTTGAGAAAGTTTCACAACTGCAAGTACAGGGTGAGAACATGAGGAAACAAATGGATAGTGAAATAAGAATAAAAGAACTAGAAAAGAGTTACCAAGAAATGATATTGAAATTTGAAACTCGTATAAAAGAGTTAGAATTACAATATGGTACAAAAATTAATGAAGCTGAAATAAGAAGAGACGCAATACTTGCGAAAGAAGATTTAGTGCAACAAGGTAAGATACGAGAACAGGCACAAAAAACTGTAGATCGTCAACTTGACCAAACGCAACAAATCATACAGAATGTAACTAATGGATCACAACAAACTGGCGAGTGAGGTATCAAGAGGAGAGAAAGCTAAATTACTTCTTGATGAACCGATAATAAAAGAAGCCTTTGAGACTTTAAAAAAAGAGTTTCAAGAGGCTATCCTTAACACCAAACATGGTGAGGATGCAGCTCGTACAACATTGTGGCAAGCCTATCACTTAACAGACAAGGTAGAAAATCACCTAAGAACTGTTATGGAAACAGGCAAACTTGCTGCACAACAGATCAATCAGCTTAAAAAGAATTCGACTTAAATCGAATACACCAACCCATTTGGGAGTGTAACATTTAAAAGGAGGTCGGTATGGCAGACAGCCAACCAACAAACGTAATCGAAGCAGGAAATATTATCAAAGGTCTTATGACTGGAGAAAAATCTGAAGAGGTTACACCTGTAGAGGAAGCAGTAGCTGAATCTACACAAGAACAAACAGAAGAAGCAGAAGTTGCAAATTCTAGCGATGAAACTGTAAACCCAAGCGATGTTCCTTACATGACAACAGAAGAGGAACAAAGTCTTGAAACATCTGAGTCGGAAGATATACAAGAAAACTCTGAGGAGCCTATTTACACCGTAACCATTGATGGTACGAATTTCGAGGTGACCCAAGATGAGTTAATTCAAGGGTATCAACGGAACGCAGATTACACTCGTAAAACACAAGAACTAGCTGCTGAAAAACAACAGTCTAGTGATTTTGTTGAACGATCAAAAAAAGACGTTGAAGCTAAACTTGCAAAACTTGACCAATTAAATCAAGCTGCATCAGCTCAATTACAACAAGAGTACGCACAAGTGGACTTTGAAAAACTATATGACGAAGATCCTGTTGAAGCTGCAAGACTTGAGCATAAAATGCGAAAGAAAAACGAACAGTTACAACAAGTGCAACAACAAACTCAACAATTACAAATGGAAGAGTTTAACAAGTACTTACAAGAGCAACAGAAACAATTAACTATAAAACTTCCTGAATTGAATCATCCAGAAAAAGGTACTCAATTTAAGAAGCAAATGAGAGATTATTTATCTTCTCAAGGTTTTAATGACCAAGAAATTGATTCTGTATACGATCACAGATATGTGATGCTGGTTAGAGATGCGATGTCATATCGTAATCTTCAAGCAGCCAAACCACAGATCAAAAAGAAAGCGATCAATGCTCCTAAAATTGTAAAAGGCGGTGTATCTAAATCAAAAGGTCAACAAGCAGCAGAGGCAAAACGTCAACAACTCTCAAGACTGAAGAAGAGTGGAAAAGTTGCAGACGCAGCTAAAATCTTCCGCAGTCTCGTATAACTTAAAGGAGGAGCCTTATGGCACAACCAACTAACTTGTACGACACGTATGATACTACTGGTATTCGAGAGGACTTGGTAGATGTAATCTATAACATTAGTCCAGAAGATACTCCAATATTATCTGCGATACCTCGTACAACCGCAAAATCAACAAAGCACGAATGGCAACTAGATTCACTTGCAACACCTGCCGCTAACTCAGTTATCGAAGGTGACGATGCAACTGTAGATGCAATGAGTGCAACAACGAGAGCATTTAACTTCACACAAATATCTGATAAAGTAATCGCTGTATCAGGTACGCAAGGTGCTGTAGATGCTGCTGGTAGAGCTGACGAAATGGCTTACCAGGTCGCAAAAAAATCGAAAGAATTAAAGAAAGACATGGAATTTGTCCTTATTAAAGGTCAAGTACAAGCTGTCGGTTCTGCAACTGCTGCTAGAGCATTAGGATCTATTCCTACATGGATTGCTACTAACGGTGATGCAGGTACTGGTGGTTCGCTTTCTACTGGTTCTGGAACAGACTTACCCAACTCTGGTACTGACAGAGACCTAACTGAGACAATTCTTAAAACAGTTGTTAAAGAGGTTTATGAAGCTGGCGGAGAAATGGATATGCTTGTTGTACCACCGAGTATGAAACAAACTATATCTGGGTTTAACGCCAACACAACAAGGTTTGGTCAAGCTGAAAACAGAGTAGAGTATGCAGCAATCGATGTTTACTCATCTGATTTTGGTGACCTACAGGTCGTACCAAACAGAGTTATGGCAGTAACAAGTGAAAGTAATGCTTTCCTTATCCAAAGAGATATGATGGCAACTGCTTACCTAAGAGATTTCCAAGTTCAGGATCTAGCAAAAACTGGTGATTCTGAGAAGAAACAACTTTTAGCTGAGTACACACTTGAAGTCAGAAATGAAGCCGCACACGGCATTCTTTTAGACGTAAACCAATAAGCTAAGTGAGGGGGGGCAACCCCCCTCTTTAGAATCATTCTAAGGAACATTATGTATTATAAATTAACAGGAACAGTA